TTGTGGTGAGTCGTGAAGAGATCGGGGACAGCGGCGTGTACCGCGCGTTCAACCTTCTCATGGACGGATTCTATGAGTTCCCTGCTGGAATATCTGCAACCAATGGCGGCAGTAAATCCAATATGCAGAGCGGAAAAGTCTATTTCTTGAACTCTGGTTGTGCTGGAACAACAGGATCATTAGAACGAGCAGGAGAGCCTTGCTACAACGATGCTCCTCCAACCATTCCTGGATATGTCAGAAAACCCATGCTGTTTTCTACGAGTACAACCACAGGATATCTGTATTCGTATCGTGGAGATGTGACGGGTTTACCAGGGCTTTCTGCAAACACCCCACTAGACTACCTGCTTATTCAGGACTTGGGTTCTTGCGGAGCAGCAGCCGATTTGAACTTTGGTGTCCGAAACGCTAGCGGTTCTGCGGGCGGAACACGGGTGATGACTTTTGATGGAACCACTCTTGGAAATGTTCGTGTTGGTCCCGCGACATTCACCTCTACATCCACTGGAGCAGGAGCAACACTGTCGGTACTAGGACCGATTCTTGCGGGTGATCGTATAGCCACGGAGGGTTCTGTTATAATCGCCAGTCGTTATGATGGTCCGTATCCAGAAACAGCGAATGTTTTCGGAACGCAATACTCCAGCGGAAACACGGTTTTGGCTACAGGAGTTCGTGGTAAAACAGGAGCATCGGGATACGAACTCACCACGAATCAAAATTGGCACAGATCCCTGTTTGAATTGGGATCATTGGATTCCCGTCCAGGCTTTTATTTTGGTGGTTACAGTCTTGGTGCCACCAACGGCAGTATTGGTTCAAATGTCCCCATAACGGAGTACTTCAAGGTCATAGGCGGAAACGCCAGCGTTGGAACCTGTGCCTCCATTGGAGGCTCCCCGCAACCTGCTTTTGTGATTCAGGGTAGTTCTCCAGGTCTTGCTGGACAGATTCTGTTCCGTGAAGTCGGTGCCAATGCGTGGAGACTTTCTGCTCCAAGAGGCGCAAACGAACGCTTTGTTGTTACTGATGCCTGGAATGGTGCCACGGCGATGGTGATTGCGCCTCATGTGACAACTGGCGCAAGCGGATGCTTTGTGGGAATCGGAACAGATGCTCCCGTCACCAAACTTCATGTTTTGGGTGAATACGAAAATCCTGGACTTGCAAACAAAGGTGCAATCAACATAAGCGGATTCTCTTTGGGTGGACGGCAGTTGCAACTGGGAGTTTCTGGTGGAGCGGCAGGAGCCTGGATTCAAGGGTGGAATCCTGGATTGGGTACAGCAATACTCACGCTTCAGCCTACTGGTGGTGAACTTATTGCTGGTGGTACGCTGCGTGTTAAGGGTCCGCTGCTTGTTGAAGGATCGTCTACCATTTACAATCAATTCAATGTGTATCCCAATGGCATTCCTGGCACAACTGTTGGTTTGAGAGTGTATGAAGATGCAGATAGTCTTGGTTTCCTGCGTTTCCGTACTGCATCAAGCGATCAAAAGGGTTTCATGTTTAGTGATGATGGTGATACATCAATATTGTGTGTTGATGTACTCAAACGGGCTGTTGGTGTAGCAATTGCTAATCCTGGTGCTACGCTGGATGTGAACGGAGTGATCCGCGCAGTAGGTGGAATCCGATTCGGATCAGACACAGCAGCAGCAAACACACTCAGCGATTACGAAGAAGGAACATGGACTCCTACTTTCAGTAGTGGTATGACCGTAACCCCCGCCTCTGGCGGCAGCATAAACGCTAGTTATGTGAAAATAGGAAAAGTTGTTACTCTTAATCTTACATTTGAGAATGTTACTATTGCTAATCCTGCTGCTGCCACTCCTATTGGAGGCTTGCCCTATACGGTTAGTAAACGGTGCTGCTCTGCTATCATGCATCACTCTATGTTTAATGAAACTTCTCCTGTGTTTTTCTTGGAAGCAGGCGCAAAAACTGCGTATGTCTATAAAAATGTGGCGGGCGCGGCAGGCGTCGGAGCGGCATGGGCGGGTGTCGCTGCATTAAGCAGAGGTGGAGTGTATTTCAACACTGTAATAACATACATTACTTCAGACTGAGGAATATATGGGATCATCACTCTATCTACAGGGTGGCGCAGCCACTCAAAACACTCTCAAAGACACGCTGATACAGTCAGGTCACGGATTTACCGTTGGCTCTGCCATCAGATACAACACCAACACTTCTCAGTGGACAACCGCGCGAGCAAACAACGCGGAGAATTCTGAAGTTGTTGGTGTGGTGTCGGCTGTGTTGGATGTGGATACATTCACGGTGGTGTATTCTGGTGTTATAGACATTCCTTCTCTTGCTGGTGTTTCGTATCCTGCTCTGTTTCTATCGGATACTGTTCCTGGTGGAATAACACACAGCCCACCAAGCGTGATTGGTTCTGTTGTGAAGCCCGTTATTGTTCGGTCTGCAAGCAGCAACGGTGGTTATGTGGTGGTGAACTATCTTGGAACACAGATCGGCGGATCTTCCACGGTTTCAATTGATCAGATTCAGCCTGTAGGCACAATCATGCCGTATGCAGGAACTGCTATTCCCGATACCTGGTTGGAGTGCAACGCGCAGCCTGTTGGCGTAACGGTGTATCCTGAATTGTATGACAAAACTCTTCACGGTACGCTACCTCGCGCTCCCATATACGGTCACCGCGTGAAATTCACAGGTACAGGTCTTGGAACCTTTGCAATTGCAGTTGGTGACATTGTTCAGTATAAAACCAACAGCAATGCCTGGAGCGGAACCGTATGGGATTCCAATGCAGCCATCATTGGAAGGGTTGTTTCTCTTTCGTCCACAACCACCATAAATCAGGCAAACACGCAGATGGTGGTGGAAACTCTGCCCATATACGACAGCACGAAAAAGACATTCTACTTTCCTAATGCGGTGTTCGGTACGGGCAGCGGAGCAGCCACGCAAACCGCAACCACTGCAAACAGTTTCCGCATATGGAATCCAGCAAACTCTGTGTACAGAGATGTTGGCACGAATTTCAGCGTTGCAACCACAGAAATTACGGATTTCTTGACTCCTAATCTACAGGGCAAGTTTCCTCTTGGAACAAACGATGTTGCTGATGCAGACACACTCACGCCCTCTGGTAGCGGATTCTATAACGCTGCATCGGCGCGAACAATTGGTGATCTTGGCGGTCAGGAAGAAACCATTGCTGGAACACAGGTTGGCACAAGCACAACGAGTGGACTGTTTGCAACAACCGTTTCCAGTGGATTGCGTGAGCAGAATATGCCGCCTTTCCTTGCCACAAAGTACATTATCAAAGCCAAGCCGTATACCCGTGCAGCAATAATTGATGATGTAGACATCAACTATCCGACTCTTTTGGTTGGAGACTTGCGGTCAGGCATTATGCGTGGTGCTGGTGTGGGTGAGGACTTGGTGTTCAAGACAAACACCAGTCTTTCCACAAACGGCACCGAGCGGATGCGGTTGAGTAATGCAGGGTATTTGGGAATCGGCACTAATGTGCCAGCAGCACCTCTGTCTGTCTGTATTTCTAGCGGTGGCGGGCTTGAGATTGTTCCTGCTGGCGGTAGCAGTATTACCCAAGCATATAATCGCGCCACTGGACAATACATTGAAAATGTGCTTCGTGGATCAGTATTAAGTTTCTATACAGGGCAAACCACCACCGAGCGAATGCGTATTACTGCTGATGGTGATGTAGGTATCGGAACAAATGCTCCCACTGCACGACTAATGATTCAGGGAGCAGACGGAACCAAACAGGGTCTGTTTGTGAATCTAAGCGGAACTGATGCTGCAAGTCTGGCAAACACCATGACAGAACTGTGGACACGCGCACCCGTTCACATTAAATCAGCAGGCACCTCTACTCCCAGAGTTTTGATTGGCGGAGTTTTGGGTGGGTCATCTGCAATACAGACATCCACAAGTTCATATGGTGCAGTTTCCATGTGCATTCAGCCGTTTGGCGGAAATGTTGCAATAGGAAAGACGGCTGCTTCTAGTGCTCTTGATGTTGTTGGTGCAATATCTGCTTCATCCAGCATTACTACTGCTACCAGTTTCATCGGTAATGGTACGATTCCCATCGGCGGAATCATCATGTGGAGCGGCAGCACTGTTCCGACTGGTTGGGCATTGTGTGACGGTAGAACCGTGAGTGGTCAAGTAACTCCAGACCTTCGTGGGCGGTTCATTGTTGGTATTAATACCGCGAGCATTACGGTTCCGAGCGGTCAGGCTGCGGCGGCAGTAAGTGGATCGCAACCAACATACGACCGCGCTGCTGTGGGTGGATCCACTGCATCAACCGTTCCTCCACACAGTCACACTATGGAGTCTCAGGTTTATCAGAAAGTCAATTTCTTCGGTAGCAGCGAAGGACCAATTCATGGTTTTGTACTTTCAGCCTCCACCAACAACGGAGTGTCTGTGGGTACTAACAGATACAGACTCAAGACCTCTACACCAGTTGATTCTGCATCTGGTGGGGAAAATCGTCCTCCGTACTATGCACTGGCATTTATTATGCGGGTTGCCTGAAACACATTAGGGTATTTTGATAAATAGAGCAGAACAAGGAAACACATGACTCAATTTTCACATTTTCCGTATCCTAATCAGTACCTTATCCTGCCTGGTACCACTACGGTCATCACTCAGGATACCCGCATATACATTGGACCGAACGGAAACGACACCACGGGCGATGGCAGCGAGACTAATCCGTATGCCACTCTTGCAAAGGCGTGGAGTGTGGCTAACTCGGTGGTTATTCGTGGAGAGGCTATTCTGTACATTACTTTCCTCAAGGGCAAGTATTTCCTTAGTAATTCAACCGCTGTAAACGGATTCTTCCCCGAAACAATCTACCACCCACAAGCAAACAACATTATCATTGAAGGCGATCCCCGCTCACTCACACAGCACTATCTGTTCTCGGTTGATGACTACAACTGGGATATGTCACGATACCTGACTCATGGACACACAGGCACGGTTCAGTTGTGGACTCGCGGAACCACACTTTCCACAGGGGACAACAACGCTTTCACCGATCAGACCACCAGCGGATTCACTGGATACGGAACAACCGCTCACGGATACACTGGCAACGGCAGCAGTCGCACAGATGATGTAGGCAGTTTTGTTTCCATAAGCAATCCTTGGTTGGCTGCTCCAATGTGTTATTATGAAGCACAAAACACCATATTGGGATACAGATACTATCCACTTGCGGCTCACAGAAGTGCTTACACCGCAGCACTCAACCCGTCTGCTCCCAATGCTAGTAGATCACACTCTGAACGAACACATGATGCTTATGCAGCACTGTGGTATGGACATCAACCAGCATACACTTCTGCACAGAAGCACGGACACCATCTAGGAATACTCGGACTTGCTCGTGTCCGAAAAACTTCAGATCAGGGAAAACTCGGTCTTGACTTTTTAAACATGAATCTGGACATGAGAGCAGGCACATTCCACGACAGTGGTCGTGGTGGCATCAAGAATGTACAGTCCACAGACACGCTTCACGAAATAGCAGGAAATTTGCCGTCCAATCAATTGTACGATCCTGTTGGGTACTACGGAGCCACTTATGCAGGAGGCACACCAGCGCAAGGCGGCAGAGACAATGTGGATGCTATGCAGTACACAGCAGGTCTGGATCGCGGAAGTGATACTCGTTTCACTGCGTATATCATAAACGACAGCATATTTCCTGGCATAACTCTTTCTGGTGCGAGCAGACAGGTGACGGATGAGGCACTACTGGTCACGAACTATACTGCTACCCTGATACTTGCCACGGCTTATAATCTCAAACCACCAATCAATATTGTTGGCTGTTCGTTGCGTGCTGTTCGTAATCTGTGTTTTGTTGCACAGGCATTTGCTGGCGGAACTGGCTCTACCGTTCTTGATGATAGTGTGAGCAGACCAGCCGTGTCTCCTGGTGCGGGTGCGGGTGGGTGGCATACTGGTGCGGGTGGAGACGGTGTTGGTACGAATGAAGGTATGATGGGAGTTCCTTTTGTGAGCGCAACTCCGTGCATCAATCTCACAGATGCAAGTCTTGCAATACGACACATTGGAATATTTGGTTTTGGTGGTTATCAGGGGCGTTCTGCTGTTTCGCTTACACGCTCTACCCTTACAGCGTATTCAGATTTTGAATGGTATCACAGAGCGGACGGAGCATATCAAGCCTATATCGGTGGAGATGTGATTAATGGAGAGCGAGCAGCAAATGGACACCAAGTCACCTATGCTCGTTTGCGCTCGCTGAACAACACTCCAATCCTGAATGTGAATACTCCAGGATCTGCAATAGTTGCACAGGATTCGGTTGTGGATTTCACAATCAATCGTACTCCATCAGCAATATATTCATCAAGTAGAGTTTCCAACTCTCAGAGATATTGTGATGAGAGTGTGATACTACAGGGTGGAAGTAATCATGTTGTGGCTGCAAATCGCAGTCAGATACACTTTACATCCGCTAACATCACAAACCAAGTTCAGTTTCCTGCACACGGATTGTTCTTTTTTATTCCCTATTGGAACGGAATGACTCTCACTTCGGCAACTAGTGCTGCTAGTGGAGCAAGCACAGGAATATGCAGTCCACAAGAGAATAGTTGGGGAATCACACTTCCATATTCGGGTCTTTTTGGTACTTCTCCTAATCGTTTTTCTGGCTGGGTTGGGTACATACAAAGACCTGATACTTCTGGAAAAGGAGAAACATTCTGTCGTGGTGTGTACCGAGCATTCAATAATAGGGTTGAGTACTCGTATATCGACAAAACATTTACAAGTGGCGGAGTCTCTGGCAGCACCTTCTATCTTAATGGGATAGAGACACAGGGTCCATCATTCGGATATCCTCCTGTCGCATATGATGGATTCCCTAATGGACTCACTAGTGGTGCTGGGTGGAGACTATTTCACACGGTAACTATTCCTGTTGGACGGCTCGGGAACAAGATATACGATGCCAATGATCTTCGTACTGAAGTCAGTAGCGGAAACACACTGGCTTTCCATGCGTACATTGACCGCGAAGAAACAGCGGGTTACAGTGGATCCATAATTATCAGCGACAAATATCTTGCAGTTCAGGTTCCAGGAGGAACTTATGAAGTGAAGAGTCCTGGTGGAACTGGTGCGAATGTTGGTCGTCAATCCATCTACTTGGTGTATGATCCGAACGATTATCCATATGGAACAAGTGCGTTTCCATATCAGACATGGGCAAGCGGCTGCATACTGTTGCAAGACCGTTCCACAATGTCGTTTGAGAAAAATCTTATTCTGTATGGAGGCGCAAACGCAATAACACTGATGAATGGATCCAGAGCCTATTCCAGTCACAGAAGCGATGTTCGTGAAGCATACTATCAGTCAGCATATCTTCTCATTGGTGGACAGGTACACAATGGAATATGGGCAATGGATGATAGTGAAATAATCATCGGCAATCTGTACACAAAGAATCCTCCTGTTGCTCCTTCTGGTGCTGCTTATAATTCGGGTGGGTCTTTCAGACAACTACGAGCAGATTCAAATTCAAGAATCACTGTTCTGGGCGACGCTATTCTTGTGACACCAACACGAACCGCTCGCAACTGTTGGACTAAACCCCGACCGTCTTGGACTGCTGATCTTCGCGTGAACTGGGGTGGTGGTGCGGGCGGTACTGACATCGTAACAAATACTGTAGAAGCGTACAAAAGAATTGCTCCTGTTGTTGCAACAAGGGGATCCGACATAATCCTTACAACAGATTCTCAATCAAGAACTGTGTTTGCGTCTGATGGCTCTGTGTATCCTTCTGGTGGAGCAGTTTCAGAGTTTCAGGATTCTAATGGACTGTATATCATTTGCAGCGAACAGTCTCGTGTCCGAATCCCGAAGGCAGCATCCACTTCAATCATAACAAGTGGTAGTACTCAGATTGATCAAGATATGTGCGTGCTTGGTTGGTCTGGTGGCGTGGAGTACAAAATCCAAAAACAGCAGGGCATTACCGCACACCGATTCATGGATCAGACCTCAACCGATCCTATGTGGAGATTCTGGAACAAGCCTATGGGTGTTATTGCTGGCAGTACAGCATTTGTACAGTTTCCTGTCAGAGTGGTTTCAACCGATACACCTCGTTACGGGGTACCAGACACCATTGCTGTTGACGGAAACAGAATGGATGGTACAACGGTAATCAACAATTACGGAAAGTTCATGATAGAGCGAATAACTGGCGCATCTGGCGGGTTCAGTCATGGAATTGTGAACTCTCCTGCTGATGGTGGTGGGCTGTTCCGTGCGGACTTCTAATTGAAAGTGTAGAACAAACATGGCACAATCACTCGTAAAACTAGATCAGAAAACAGGTCAAATCATCTCTGTAGAGAGAAACTATGATTTTGCAAATTTCGTACCCCAAAACACGGAACAGTATCGGTATCTGATTGCTGACACAGACATACAGCCTGTTTTTATTCCTGTAAGTGTCATTACTCCCGAACAGACTATCTACGAACGCGAATCGCCTACACCCGAAGAAATTGCAAATAGTAATGAAATAGATCCTGCAACTGGTGAACCACGGATTTTTGCAGGAATACCGCCCGCAGCAGGTCCAACCACTATTGCAGCCCAATACAACACAGTAGAACTGCCAAACACTTCCGAGCAGAAATTGGCGGGTACTCCTTACGGCACTCTTTTGCCTGGAGAGATTGTTTTTCAGTCAAATAGACGCGCAGAAGTTTTCAACAATTACACTGTGAATGGAAATGTGGTGTCTGAGTATACGCCAGTGATCGGCACTGTCGGTGCTCGTTCAGGCACGGTGGTTGGAATAAATGCTCTACAGTTGAAGGGAACATATCTTGATCTACCTGCTATTGCGGCAGGAGGACTTCGTGTTCCTGGTGGCTACTCTTTGGAAAATTGCAATTACCATTTGATCAGTGGTCACCTGTACTTGCAGTCTGGTCTTCCTTCGTCTTACGATCCTGTTCTGTGTTGTGTGTGTGAAAGCATTACTGCTGGCAGTTCTATGGATGCTTATGCTGTTGTGTACGACAATACAAGCAGCAGACTCCAGTTCAAGTGGACAACAAATGCTTCTCCCACATATAGTGGCTTTGAGCACAGCGTGAATGCGTCTCCGCAAGGAATCACGCTTAACCAGTGGCACCACTTGGCAGTAGCCTACTATTTTGATGGAGTTTCTACCAGTGTAGCCACATTCTTTAATGGAACCATTGTGGCATCAAGCAGTGGAAATTCTGCAAAACTAAGAACAACGAATCGTCCGTTCTGTATTGGTTCGGATCAATACGGAAATCGTCCTTTCCGTGGTTGGGTGGACGATTGGATTGTTAGCGGAGGAGAAACCCTTGATGCTCTTCGTGGATTCACTTTTTCGGGTGGAGCCACTGTTCCAAGCCAAAGACAAGATTCTGGAGACTATACAGTATTCTACCTGAGCATGGATGGTCCAAGCGGAACAACATTTGCTCCGTGTGACACCGATAGAAAGATTGTTGCAGTTCTTGATGTTCAGGATGTTGAAGGAAATTGTTATGTTAGCATGGTAGAAAGAGAAGACGGATCAACTCACGGTGTTCCTCTGTACAGCGGAATCTGTGGAGGATTTCAAATTTCTGGTGTTTGCGGATCGTCTTTCTTGTTTGGTTACAAGAGTGCAGCCGCACTAAAAGTCAATTCTGTGGAGCAATTGCTCACCATTGCCGAAGAACGCTCACAGAGAGAGCGAAATTCTGATTTGTCGTATCGCCTGCTACTTGGTGGATCCAGAATGTACGGAACTCTTGGCAAAACAGGAGACTTTTCGTCATTGCTTCTTCTTGCTGGAACAGGATTCAGTGGAGGCACATTCACATTCATACCCGTACAGACAAACATCAATGCACTGCAATATCTTCGTGACGATATCGTGAACAACAATCTTAACGGCACATACTATTTGCAGGATTCATACGGCACCGCTTTCTCGTTCAATACGGCTGGAGTAAAGGCACTGTATGCTGATGTGTTGCGTTATCATAGTTCTTCTTCAAACAGCAACAGTTACTTGAAGACTACTTTACAGGCTTCCTCGGATTTCTCTGTGCTGAAAGCAACAAAGGGGTATACGACAGACCAATTGCTGTTCAAATTGTCTGCACTAGCAGACAAAAATCCTGTTGTCTATATTTCAGCGGTCAGCAAAATTACTGGCAAGTACATAAATCCAGAGCGAGCAAGGTACGCAGATCCCGACATTCCACCAAAACCAGCGGGTTAATGACATGAAACTCATACACTATGATCGCTTCAGAATAACTCTGAATGAAAACGAATATGATTTTGGTCATTTTCTGAAACTCATTCCAGATTATTCTGTTCCTTGGGGATTTCATACTCGGGTGTATGAACGAGGTGTGCAGCATTACATAACAGATGGACACAATCTAATGAAACTTCCTCTTGTTGATCCGTATTGTGATGCAATATGCAACAGAGAAGGAGAATTGGCTAGGTTGATTGCCACTCTAAGACGCTAATACGAACTGCTCCTAAATACTCTAAAGGAGACACGATGGCGAAGCCTACCACACGACAAGAGTTCAAAGAATACTGTCTACGCGCCCTCGGTGCGCCTGTCATTGAGATCAATGTGGACGATTCCCAAGTGGAAGACCGCATTGATCAGGCTATCCAATACTTCAACGACTGGAACTCGCTTGGTATGCAGCGTCAGTACTGGAAGTATCAGATCACGCAGCAGGACATCACCAACCAGTACATTGACACGAACTCGCTTGATCCGAACGGACCGCAGATTGCAAACATCACGCGGGTGTTTCAGATCGGCTTCAATCTACAGATCAACAACATCTTCAATATTCGCTATCAGATGGCACTGACGGACTTCTACGGACTCCGCACAGGCAACATGAACATGAACTACTATGTGTCCACCATGCAATACATTGAGATGTTGCAGCAACTGCTTGACCCCGAGAAGCAGATTCGCTTCAACAAGTACAAGAACAAGTTGCAGATGGACATGAACTGGGCAGATTTTGTTGCTGGTCAGTTCGTTCTTGTTGAAGGATTTGCAATAGTTGATCCTGCGGAGTACAGCGAGGCATGGAACGATCCCATGCTGAAGAAATACGCCACCGCTCTCATCAAGCAGCAGTGGGGCGCAAACCTGTCCAAGTTTGAAGGCATTCCGATGCCAGGCAACATTACATTCAACGGACAGAGGCTGTACGAGGAAGCCACGACAGCAATACAGAACATTGAAGAAGAGGTTCTGCTTAAGTATCAAGAGCCGCCTGACTTCATCACAGGATAACCATGACAGTTAATCCGTACTTTCGCAGGAACAAGAAAGGTGAGCAGTCGCTCATTGAATCACTCACGACCGAGGCGATCAAGATCCACGGTCACGAGATGGTGTACATTCCGCGCGAGAAGGTGACGGAAGACCTGATTCTTGGTGAAGAGGTATCGGAGTTCTTGGATGCTAACCGCATAGAGATGTACCTTGAGAACGCCGATGGATTTGAAGGCGATTCCGAGATGTCGCGGTTTGGTCTTGATGTAAAGGATTCCGCCACATTCATCGTATCCCGCAAGCGATTCATGGATGTGATGGGACACCATCCTGATATTCAGATAAACGGTCGTCCGCGTGAAGGGGACATCATCTATTTTGACTATCCGTATACCATGTTTGAGATCAAGTTCGTGAAGCACGATAATCCGTTCTATCCAGGCGGTGATCGGTATTCGTTCAAGTTGAGTTGCGAAGCATTCAAGTACTCCAACGAGAAGATTGACACTGGCGAGTCTCAACTGGATGCGGTGATGAACATTGCATCGGATTACCTGATCGGCATCACGCTCGGAAGCGGCTCGGGAACATACACTTTGGGAGAAGAGGTCTACACGGGAACCACCGCAGACAAGCACGCCTACGGGCGCGTCAACGAGTACACCGTTCCTGTGGTTGGATCCAAGTCCATGCGGATTAACAAGCAGGAAGGTGTGTTTGAGGTCGGTGACATCCTTGTGGGACTCGTCAGCGGTGCGTCATATCCCATCGTTGGCATCTACGACACAACTATTCGCGCTACGCATCAGCAGCAGCAGGACAACGAGCAGTTGGAACTGGAGCAGAAGCGTGATGAAATCTTTGATTTCACCGAGCGTGATCCGTTCTCGGAGGGTGAATACTAATGTTCACAAACTTCTACAACGGTTCCATTCGCCGCATGGTGGTTGCCTTCGGCTCCCTGTTCAATCAGATTTACATTGACAAGGCAGAGAGCAGCGGCACAAAGACCATGCTTGTGCCTATTTCGTATGCACCAAAGGAAAAGTACAAGGTGCGTCTTGCTGGTGATCCTTCTCTGCAAAATCCTAATCAGATTGTGCTGCCACGCATGGCGTTTGAGATCACAGGATATGTGTACGATTCTGCCCGCAAGCGCAACAGCCTGAACCGCCATGTGGTTCGTCCAAGCACCAGCAATCCAAGCGGAGTGGATTACACATTCGCGGAAGTTCCGTACAACATTGACTTTGCGCTGTACATCTATGTGCGAAACATGGAAGATGGATTGCGTATCGTGGAGCAGATACTGCCGTTCTTTGCTCCCGAGTTCGTTGTCACGGTGAACTTTGACGATATCAACCGCAAGGTGGATGTTCCCATCTACATGAACTCGGTTTCGTCCGAAGAGGATTATGAGGGCGACTTTGAGACTCGCCGCTCCATCATCTTCACCCTGAACTTCACGATGAAGACCTATCTGTTTGGCGCAAAGAAGAACTACAAGGAGATCCGCGTGGTTCAGGCGGGTCTGTGGAACTCGGATGTTTTCGGAGACAGTTTTGTTGGTGGAGTTACTTACCTACCAGGCAATACCACAGATACTCCTAATTACGGTAATGTTGTTACGGGAATCAGTGGTCCGAGCGGTGCAAGTTCAAACGCCAACAACTACGATTCGTATGCAAAGGTGTATCAGCCACAGAGCGGTGGAGGCACGACATACGCTGCTGATATGGTTTCGGGAGGCATCACCGTAGATTGGAATATTTGAGGAGTAGACCATGAGTGGATTTGACAATATTGAAAAGGCTCTCGGAGCAGAGCCAGCAAAACCGTTGACGGGTGAAGGTATTCCGAAGAATGCCATCGTGGTAAGCGTAGAGCCTGTTCCGCTCACGGACGAGCGACTTGAAAAAGACCTGAAGACCGACT